TCGTTCATATTAGTAAGTATTTATATTGTAATTTGTTGATACTGAAAATAATTCTTTGTAGGATGTGGACGATGTTTGTATCTTCATTGATGCAAAGAATCCTTTTATTCCAGACATCTCAGCTCCAAATACAACCTCATTTGGATTAGACGTTGTAGAGTTCATTATGTTGGAATAGTATTTATTATGTATTTTTTGGAATCCAGATATTATTAAGTCTTGGTTACTTATATTATAAGCCGGTATATTCTCAGCTGAATCTGAATCCGTTATTATATTAGTTATATTCCACGAATCTGTTCCTTCATAATTTATAGTATAAAAGTTTTTATTTACTGAAGGCTGGCTGTTAAATACAAAATCAACTACAGAACTATAAGAGGTTCCGTAGAAATTATTGTAGCTTTCTGGATTTGAATAATGCTCGTATATATTGTTGTTTTTGAATGTATAGAAATTACCATCTAAACTTCCAGAGAATCCTTGTGGTATATAGCTGTAGAATGAAACCCATCCATTAACAGACTCATCAAATGAAATGGTGAAGCTGTCAGATGGCTTTATGCATGTTAAAACCAATTCTTTGTTGTGTACGTCCCATGCAGTATGTATTTCACTTGAACCAGATAGGTTGTCTCTAAAGAAGCTACGCATCCCGTAGTTTGATATTTCAGTTATGCCATCTCTAGATAACCTCAATACAGCCCCTTTTGGTTTGTCTACGAAATATTTTCTTCCAGCATAATAACTAAAGCTCTCTGGATTCTTTCCAATTCCATAGTTAGTTCCATAAGATACTATATCGCCTAAAAATACGTTTGTTGATGTTGATATTGGAACTCCTTCGGCTGTATATATTATATCCTTATCAATTGGAACATATCTAACTTTCTCCTCTTGGAATATATTAAGTATCTGATCTTCAGCGAATAATTTTTGTATGGATCCTTGCTGTATATCTACAGACAGCGTTATAGGCTTGTCTATTGGGAATTGATTTGTATTGTTTACTCCAGTTCTGTTGTTGTATATACCTGAGTATATAAGGCTATTCGTCCTATTTTGAACATCGTAATTTTCATCTACAATATGAGCCCTAACGCCATAATCCATAGATTTAGCGTTATAAGCCCCTTTAATCCTAGACTCTTCTATATGCCAATTACCATTCGTTCCGTCTGGCTTGACTATGATTGTATTGTAGTATTGTACTTGAATTATCTTTGCCATATTATGTAGTACAAGTAGTTGGTAAAATATCCCAATATCCTATATAAGTTATTTTTCCATCAGCATCTGTTCCGGATTGAACTTTAAGCCATTTGCCAGCTGTATTACCATTAGATTCTATATACCAGCCGCTTGAGGCGAGCTTTTTTCCGTCTGAAGTTCCATATAATTGTGGTCCGCTTGTTATTGCTACTCCTGCGTCAACGTAAAGGTCACCCTGATAAGGGAATAGGGATAAATTAGGACAAGCTGCTCTAGTGGAGTCTCCCCCGGACGGGGTATTTGCATATAGGTACTCTGACGCATTTAGGTCGTATTTCATATTTATTGCGGTTAATCCACTTCCTCCACCAGTAGTGTTACTTATATATATTATCCCTTCAGAAGTTGTTGTTAAACCTCCATTTGTTAATGTTAATTTTACGGTTATGTATTTTCCGGAATGTGTTGTAGTTCCTGATACAGCATTTAAAAATACTTGACCATTAGAATATGTATATCCAAAAATAAATGCAGATGTCTGAAGAACTCCATCGTGATACTCTTGATATGTTATATCTGAAGAACTTATTCCGAAATATCTATTTATTCCAGTTGTAGAAGATCCATTTGTTACACTCAATGTAAATACTGTGTGTGGGGCAGTGCTAACGGAGTAAAAATCTTTAGCTATCGAAATGGACCCCATTTGAGTTATCGTCGGAGTTGAATGGGTTATAGTGACGGTACTTGTGTCTTGTTGAAAACTAGAGCCTCCAAACGAAGGGGTTATGTTAAGATTGTATGGTCCGCTTAGTCCAGCAACGAATGAAACCAATGTTTTTATCTTGTAATAGCCATCTAAAGGGTCTTTTTCTATAGCGAATTGACCTGTAGAACTTGTTAATGCAAAAGTAGTTCCATCAACATCTAATCCTGAACTTTGATCTATTCCTCTTAATCTAGCAATGTAGCTTCCTATTGGTGTAGATTCTTTTACAGTTAAAGCTCCTTCTACACCAGAACCATAACCCTCTGGCTCAACAAGTACGTTTGATATGTTTATATTTTGAGAGGCATTTAACTCATGAATCAACCCACTTGTTGATGTTTCATAGTATATATCTAAAGTAGATCTAAATGGTTCTGTTTCAAAAACAGATAATACGCCATTGAATGGAGTATTTTGATTATTACCAATTATACCTTCTTCTAGCTTTCCAAGTAAGTGAAATTTTCTTTGTTCATAAAAACCAAGCGATTTATCAACTGTATCAGCATCATACAAGTCAAATGCATCTGCAGTCCCTATTGATTCTATATTATACAAACCTTCATTTGAATTTTTTTGTAATATAGCCTGAGCAATACTTCCGCTTGAATAATTTATAAGCTTAGGATATAATCTAACATCTGTTGGATATAAATCGTCAGAGTCTATTGAGTCACTTGTGTTTCTAGGTACTTTATTTATATTATCATTATATATTGTTAAATACCCTCTTGTTATTCCTGGATTATATACGTTATAGTATTCCTGTTCCACTTGTTTAACAACAACGCGATAAGAATACCATCCTAAATCATCTGTTGCGCTATTAGGATTATATAAATCACCTCCAACAGCATTAGCTGTGAATATTATCTTTAAGCTATCTCCAGGCCATGATAATGAATCAAAATTTTCATTCTTTGCGACTGAAGTTACCCTAGATGAATTAGATAATATAACAGGAGATGTTCTTCCGTATTTATCAGCTAAAACAATCCCAACCTCATAATCTCTTCTTTGTTTAACAGAATGATGAGGATATTTTGAATCATTTTTTATAGATGAATAAACTGAATAAAATAAAGTTGGAACTTCATAATTTTGAGTAAGTTGCCATAAATAACTCTATTACCAGCTACCTCCTGAGCTAATGCCTTAATAGGCACATTGTCAAAAGCTCTAGTTATTTGATCTTCAGGGAGCGTTGATTTTGGAGGTGTAGATCTGTACGTATATGTATACGTATCAGAAGACAATCCATCTGTAAGTTTTACAGTGTCAACAACTCTAACAGCTGTTGAATCGGATTCTTTGTATAATATTTCTACTGATACTATTTCGTAATCTGAGATTGGGTTTTGAGAAAAAACGTGTATTCCAAGATCTACTTTATTTATTCTATTTATAAATTTAAAGTTTTCAGAAGATTGAAATATTCTATTTTCATCTGATTGACTTATTACATTTGTTGATGTTGATTCATTTCCTAATTCAAAAACAATTTGAGAAAATGGAGATATAATAGAATATTCGTTGTTTGAAAATTTATATCTATAAGCAAATCTTACAAACTCTTCCTCCATCAACCTAGACTGAATAGAAGTATCGTGATATGTATTTATAATTGTCGGAGCTTTCCAAGGGGCTATTCTAGCCACGCTAATTTTAGCTTCAGAATTATAATAACTATTGTTTCCTATAGCTGTAACTACATTTATCCTCCTAGGTTGATTTCTATTATCAGTCCAAAATAATAAATCCTCAAGAAGATTAACGCCTGTTATTTTATTATTTTTATTAAAGTTAAGGAATATTCCAGATACTATAGCGGTAGCATTAGCTCCTCCAACATTCCATAGGTATATATAATTATTTGTGTCGTTTGTTACAAACCAAAAAATTCTATTATTTCTTTCGTCAAAGAAAGACCCTATAACTTCATAACCAGAGGCTAACCCTAATGACGTGTGAGCCAATTGATTACCAACTATGTTCTGTATAACTCCAACATCGTTTGCTTCAGACTTGGTTATTTGAATATTAAGGGCTTCAAGATATTCCCCTTCAGGAACTAATCTCAAATCCCTATCCTTATTCATCTTACCAGCAAGGAAAGTATTCTTAATCTCTGGCATTTAATTAATGTTTAATTTGCTTAGACTTATTCCTCATTAAGTTTGTCATCTCAGCCATCTTTAAGTCATATAGTCTTAACTTAGCCTGCCTCATAGCACCTCTACGCTCCCTTTTAAAGCGATTTACAACATACTCTGGTATGTTAGACATTGAAGACAAAATAGCGTAAGCTACGTGCTTGTAAATGGCTTCTTCTGCAAACTTATGAACCCTCATTTCACTATCATCACCAAGACTATCAGATATATACTTTATAGTAACAGTTGTATTAACTAGGTTACTACTGAAGTTTATCTTTCCGTTAAGCTCGTCTATAATAAATAGTCCATTCCTGTTAGCTAATTCTGGATCAATTCCATAGCGTCCTCCAGTTCCAATCATGGTCTCATCGGAGAAGTTTGTGTTATAGAAATAATCATCATTAGTTTGAGAGCTTGCCAATGCGTTTACTTGAGATGCATTGAATCTTGTTATAGTTTCTGGAGTTGCAGTAACTAAATTACCACTTCCATCGTAAGTATAGTTTCCATCACTATCCTGAACAATAGCCTCTGACGGAGCGGATGTTATCCTAGCCCTTGGTATTGGATGCTCAACCCCAGCATTATCAACGTAAGATATTGAAACATAATTAACATAGTCTTGAGGCATTGGTATAGACAGCGTTACAGGAACATCAAATTCCTGTATCTTCTCAACCTTTGTTACATCATAAGCAAACTCTTGCATAGCTCTCTTAACATGAAACACAACGTCTCTTCTACTTGCCCTACCAATTATCTTTCCTTCACCAACATAAGAGAACATGAAGTTATTTACAACATCCTCTAGTGGGATATATCTGTAACCTCCGAAATCTGAGCCAGTGTAATATGTTTCTTGATTATCTGTTATTAACCCCATTATATGTTATCTTGGTTAAAATCATTACCTTCTTTCTGAGCTGCAACTTGAATTACAGTAGGATCTTTTATTATTACACCTGAATAGGCTAATATTTTTGTAACCAAATCAACCTCGTCAGATTCATGTATTTCAAAATCTGTCGATGCCCCAGAGCTATATACATAAGCGCTAGCTCCGCCACCAGTATATCCCCATATAGGATCTGAAGGCATTGTAACATAATCAACCAAAATACTTCCAGCATAAGTAGTAGGTAATATCTTTATAGATGTCCCTTCACTATAATATACTGGATATGTAGACGTTGGTTGATTTAATTTAGAGCTTGTTAGATATGGAATCTCTTCTTTCTTGACTTCCTCAAACTCTTTTAGCCTATCTGTAGAATAAACTCCAGTAAGCATATAAATATTAGCTGGAGCTGTCGCAGTTCCTGCCGTATGACTTACTGTTGACGATGTGTAGAATATGTCAATCTTCTCTTTTATCTTTGAAGCAATATCAGCAAACTCCCTGAAGTCCCCATTAGCTTGCTTACGTAAGGCTCTATTGTAGTCGTAAAATGCCTTATCGAATAAATCTAGTTGAGCCTGCCTAGCAATGCGATTAAATTGGTCTGGGGTTAAATAACCCCTTTGTTCTTTATTTAAGATTGCTAATACAACCCTATAAACCTTATTTACATTAATAGCCATGCTTTATAAATAAAATGGGGCCGAAGCCCCATCGGTTATTTCAATTTTTTCTCTATCGCTGAGTAAACCTCAACACCTTCATCCGTTTTAAACCATGCGGCTAATGCGGAATAAGGATTTTCATCAAAAGGAACCGTCATCAGATTCCTTCCATTAGACGACCACTTAAATGTTCTCTGGTCATCTGATAATTTTATAATTCCTTGTTCTACTGCTTTTAATCCGATGTTTCGTACAGCTACGTTTTCATCGTTAGCTAATTCAAGGAATCCTTGTGGATCGTTTTTAGCAAATATAAGCAAATCTCGCTTAACTTCTTGAGATGTCATTTTACTTACCTCAGACCCAACATTAACACGAACAATAGCTTCCGCAGCTGTTATATCCATGTTTTTAGCAGTATTGAGGGCTTCAATTTCCAATTCTATAATAGAAACTTCATCTATAGCTTCTGCTTGTGGATCAAATTCGTAATATTTTTGATTTAAATCTGGATGATACAGAGATAATAATTTCTGTAATGCTTGTTTTTCTTTTGGAACATTTAAGACTCCATCCCTAAAAATAATGTGGTCTAGCCTAGATTCGCCTTTAAATTCGTCAACAAAAGGAGTTTTTTGATTGGCAGTATGTTTTAACTCTCTTTCGTACCCCAACTCTTCGTCATAGTAATATATGTCTCTAGATCTAATCATATATGTTAGCGGTGTTTTATTTCCTTTTAAAACATATACTCTATCTTTTGGAATCCAATTTTCTTTATTTGTAGCCATGATATAATAATATTAAATAAATAAAAAGGTAAGATGGAGGCCGCATTAAGCGACCCCCAACCAACCTAAATTAATGTTTATGCGAATAACATAAAGTTGTTAGCGCCTTGTACAATCAAACATCTTTCAGATAGATAGTGTACTTGCATTGCATCTAAATCAGATGTAGAAGCTCCACCTACTGAACCAGTGATCCAAGTCTTCATTCTACGGTCATCAGCTTCAGAAGCACGATAACGAACGTGAAGGAATGGACGCTTCAAGTTTTTACCAAGAATTTGGTCATAAACAGTTGAAGTACCAGCAGGAACAAGAGCTCCACGAACACCACCTACAAGACCACGAGTTGTAGCATCGTTAAGATACTTCCAATCAGTCTTATAGAAATCGTAAGAACCTCTACGGAATCCAGAGAATCCAAGATTCAATGCCATATCCTCAGAGTTATTAAACACTCCAAAAGAAGTACCACCACCACCATAAGAGTTTTGAGCGGCAAGCATGTCGTCGATGCCAAGAGACACATCCCGATTCAAGAAAAGCATGTTTTCCTCGATTGCCCCCTCTTTGTCTAATAGTTTTAAGATAGCATCGAAAGAAGCTAAATCATTAGACGCATTTGAGCCAGTAACTTCATCAGTTACGTGTCCACGGCTTTCTATAGCGGAAAAGAATCCTTCTGTACCAAATACACCAGCTGCATAAGCTGCTGCATTTTGGTTTCCTCCTGTGCCTGGGTCTGCGTCTAAAAGAGATTTTTCAGCTTCAACCATAGACATTTCCATGTAGTCCTCAAAACGAGAGCGAGTATCACCTTCAGCCTTGATGTACCATAAGTATCCAGTTTGACCAGACTCTCCAGTCACTTCAACCCATCCAATTTGAGATGCGTCAGAACCAGAGATTTCATACTTGTCTTTAAGGATGATTGGTTTATTGGTTAATGAGATATGCTGAGGCGTAACAGCTTCACTCATTCCAAGGGTTCCTTTTCCAAACTCAGAACCAAAAACAAATAAATCAATAGCGTCTCCAGAATTATAAGGCACATCTAAACTAGCTGCGTCATAAGGAAGCGCAGTCACTGTCGCTCCAGATACATTGCTAACATAAGCTTTAGTAATCCCTGTACGGCCTGTTGCTTTTCCTTTAATTATAATTGTTTGCCCAACGCGAACAGCATGATTAGCAGGAAGGGTGATTGTGTTTGAAGCAGCAGTAGCCACGACAGTGCTATTTGATGCGTTAGTGTATGAAATATGAAGACGACCTTGCTCCGTCCAAATAACTTGGTCAGAAGACATAGGCATTTCGGAGCTAGTGGCTCTTAAAAAGCCAGATAAAGTCCGATCTCCATAACGCTCTACTTCAGCCTCATAAAGGTCTGGTAAGTATTGTTGTGCCCATCCAGCGGTTCCGGATGCGGTAAAATCAATGTAATTGCTCGCCAGAGTCTGTTTTACTGGCGAAGCATTTGCTAATATTAGGTTTCCACCTGCGGTAATTGCCATTTTTTCTTATTTTTTATTTTCCTATTTTTATTCTTAATTTTGAACTGTCTTCCCCTGATACGGCCCTTACTTTTACTCCTGAGGTTTCTATAATCCCTTGAGATGTTCTCCTTGGATCCATATTGATGTTTTTAGATTCAGCTTCTAGCTGTCTAATTGCATCAGCCTTCCCTTGTTCGTAGAAATGACTGGCTATCGTGTCAGCGTTTCTAGCAGCAAATAAAGCCTTGTGGTAACCTTGAGCGTCTTTTAGTGAGTTATCTTCGCCTAGGAACATCCTAAACGACTCTATAATATCACTTTGAACTTTCTTAGTTTGTTGAACATCATTTACTTTAAATCTGTACTTATTCTCTCCTACCTTGAAATCAAAACCTTTGAAATCTTCGTTGAAAACTTGTTCAGTTAATTTAGTAAACTGTTCTGACTGTTTCTGCTGCACAGCAGTTAGTTCATTCTGCTGTTGTTTATATTGATTGTAAAATTCAATAGCTTCTGCTTGTTCAGGATTCAAACGAGAAGTCAACTTAACCTCATCGTAATATTTATCCTTCAGATTGTTGAGGAATTTTCTAGCCTGAGTAATCTCTTCTTTGTAAGCTAATTTCTTTCTTTTAATATCTGTATTATCATCTAAATCTTCATCGTAAGAGAACTTATCTTCTAGCAAGAAATCAATCTCTTCTCCGTCTAGATGCGGTTTTGTTTGCTTATAATACTCTTTTAATAATGTCTTTTCATCGACTTTAGAATAATCAGCATTGAGACGTACATAATCTTCAAGAGTTCCTCCAGTCTCATTCATGAAATCAACAACCTTTTGGATGTTGTCAGGGAGGTCTACTTTTTGTTTTTCTTCATTAACCTGCTGGCTAGGGGCTTGTTTCTCATCGCCTTCTTGCACCCGCAAGGTTTCTTTTTGTTGTTCTTGTGCATTGTCTTCTGTTATTAGCTCTAAGACTTGCCCTTCTTCTTTGGAAGGTTCTTGGGTACTCCGTACTTGTTCTTCCACTTTTTCGCTAACTTCGGATTCGTTGCGAACAGGTACTTCATCTGCGCTTTGCTCTTGAACGGCATCTCTTAAATCTATTTTATAAGTGTTATCTTCGAACTTTACTCCAGCCTTTTCTAAAACCTTAGTTTCTTTCTCTTTAATGGAGCCTTCTTGTTCTTTCTGTAATTGTTCTTGTACTTCTGACATAATATGATATAATTTTATCTGGGTTCAAATTGTTCTAATCCAAAACCTCCCATTGTATCAAACCCAGCTGATTCAAAATCTTTTGGAGGCTTATTGGTTTTTCTTTGGTCTATAAGTTCTGACTGTTGAGTAGCTTGTATTTTAGTACGCTTATCTTTGCGATCTTCCTTATAGCTATCTCTTTCATTAATTACCTGCATCTCAGCTTGTTTAAGCCTCATGTTAAGCTCAAACTCATGCATCATTAGCTCTTTCTTCAATTGAGCCTCTCTTTCAAGCTTCTGCATCTCTAATTGAGCCTTTACTTGTTCCAGTTGAGCCTCCATCTGAGATAAAGCCTGTTTCTTCTGCATATCAGCTTCTGCGGCAGCTTGCGAGGATTGAATATTGGATTGTGTTTGAGCTTGCATATTCTCCAATTGCCTAACTCTATCTTCCTCTTGCTTTTTCTTTCTCCTAAGCTTTAATAACTGATTTGCAAGCTTCAAGTTCTTTATTTCCCTAACATCAATAGCATCCTCAAGGTATATCTGGTCTCTCTGTAAAGCTATTTGTATGTTGTTTTCAAGCATTTGCTTCTCATCCTCATCTGGAGCTAATTCCAAGAATATTCCAAAATCATGAAGATGTAAGTTCTGTATGTCCTTTATGGTTCCAACATTTAGTTTCCCTATTCCAGAGATAAAGGATGCGGTTGTGTTTCCATATTCTAACACATCGGACATTCTCAAGCAAGATGATTCAGCGGCTTTTAAAGCTAAATATAATATAGCTTGCACTACATGTCTTGTGGCTGTGTTTGAATTTGCAGCAGCAAGCTTTTGCAGTCCAACCAATGCATCTTTGTCAGGAGTAGATCCGTCTCTAGCTTCGTTCAATCCAGTTACGTCCCTAATCATATTTAGGTAGTAATTGTAGGACGCTATAAGGCTTTGTATTTTATTTCCCCCTGACGATGTTTGTAATTCTTGAATTGGAACTCTAGAGTGATTAAACTCACCGTCACTGGTCATTGACCTACCGATAACAGAACCAGTCTGGAAATACATATTTAAAGCCTCTTGAGGGCTATAATACGTTCCATTGCCTAAATCTATCTCAGCAATACCATCAGCGTCTAGATACACTCCATCTGGAACCATTCTAGATAACACCTGCTGTATTTTTAAGTGAGTCAATTGAATCATATCAGCGAATGTGGTCATTCTACTGACAAGAGACTCTATGCGACCCTTGTACATTCTTGGGGCGACAATATTGTAAGACATCTGGACTTTAGTGGTGTCTGATTTAGGACGAACCATATTCTCAGCCATCTCCCATTTTAGAACTTTATTAAGGCCAACGACTTTAACTCCAGAATAAATAACCTCTATAGAGCGTTGAACTTTTTCAAATCTAGCTCTCTTATCTTTAGGAGGATTAAACGTATCGTCCTTTTGTATTATTTTATCAGCTCCAGTAGCAGTTTCTTTTAACTTGTAAACCTGGTTCTTAAAAGTCTTGTATTCAAAATAAAGAACATGTACATTATTAGTGTCCTCTGTCTCGTAATACGAATAGAATCTATTAAAGTTAGCTGCGTTAGAATTAAGGCCTTCTATCTCTTCAATATCCTGAGTAGTAAGATCTGGGAATTGCTTTTTTAATTCTGTAATAGTAGTTCTTCTAACCTCTCCTACATAATATAAATCATCGAAATGAGGAGATTCAGTATAAGAGTAAACTAAATCCGCAGGATCAACATACTCTAATTTTATTCCTTCAGCTGTGTTAAAGGAATTACGATGTGCTGCTATTCCTAAAGTAACCATGTCATAAGCCAATCTACTCTGTAGTAAATCGTACTTGTTATGGTCAAATACATTTGATATAGCTTCCTCTTGAGCAATCTCTATTGACTGCTTATAATCAAGTTGCATGTGTAATTGCAACTCTTCATTTGTTTCTGGAAGCTTATAAGGGTCAGTCTTAAACATATTGATTCCAAACTCCTGCTCAACAGCTTCTAATAACTGTCTGTTTTGCATGTCTGAAATCAATTTATCAAGATACTCTGTTTTTTCTTTTATCGATGCTGGGTCTTGTGAGTAAGCCTTTATTTCATAAGGTCTGTCATTTATCCCATTAACAACAATATCTACAAACTTAGGGATGATCGGAACTGGCTTCCAGTCTAAATTCAAATAAGATAAATCACCATTTATAGATAATTCGTCTTTATATTTTTGAACTGATTGCTCTCCCCTGGCATATAGCCTTAACCTATGAAAGTTATCTCTATTAGCATAGTACCTGATTGCACCGCCTTCTTTCTTGAACCATTCTCCCTCGATAGCCTTAGCCACCTCAAGCCCATACTGTTCACTCGATTTCTCCGCGTCGCTTACTGCTTGAGAAGGAAATACACCCTTTGGTAACGTTTTTTGCATTTATTCTAGTATTTTTGAAACAGCTCCTGAGTTATTATATTTCTTGAAGCCAAAGTCAAGTTTCTTAACTTTCTTATCCTCTGTTGGTTTGTATAGATTCCTATTACAAGCCATAATTGCTAACCCAGAACTGATGGCTGCATCAAATTTAGTTCTATTGTTGATGTCGAAACCAGACCAATCTTGAAGTGTTCTGTCAAAATACATTGTTCCATAATTACCGTCTCCGATGTGTCCAACATATTTATCTATATAACTTTCGATTGCCGCAGCATGAGCTTGCTTTATATCTTCTCCAGAGTTAGGTATTCCCCCTATCTCTTTTTCAGCTGGAGATAATTTGGTAAAGGTCTTGTCGGGTCTATTCATTGAGAACCCCCTGTATCCTCTACGTTTAATATAATACAAAAGTCTTGGTTTGTTATTTTCGGCAAGTATTGGCATACCATAAAAGATAAGTGCCATTAATACATCTTCAAAAAATATTTCTGCTGTTTGAGGCCTTGCTACATATTCTAAAAAGAAAGTGTTGCTTGGAGCCTCATCCATATTGAATTTAGTAAGTCCATGTAAAGCTCCTTTAGAACTTCTCTTGTCTACAGTTCCAGATATATCGTAACTATCGCATCCAAAAGCGCCAATGTGTTCGTTACCTGGATATTTCATTCCATTTTTTTCTATTACACGGTTTTGAAGGTTTATACTTGGTATCCATGACACCTTAAACCTTCCTCCGCTATCAGGAACAAACATAACTCTTGTATCTTTTACTCCATTCTCCCATTGGAAATTACCCTTTGTTATAACATTGGAGTAACCTATTCCTTCGTTGTAATCTATTTGTTCGTATATCTTAGCTAAGTTAAATATACTACTTTTTGTTTCATCTCTAAACGCATGTTGCTCACTTCTAGGGAATTGCCTATAAAATTCGTTTAACGCGTCTTGATCATCTCTTAATCCTTCTGCTTCATTCTCCCAATGCTCTATAACTCCTATTTCGATGTTATCCCCAAGTGGTCCATAAGTAGGTTCTTCTGGCGTAAGGAAAACAGGGTGTCCATAAGAATCAATGTATCCTTCGTAGTTCCATTCCATAGGGATGAACAAACTATATAATCCACTGCGAGTTTGTCCATTCTTATTTCTTTTTGTAACGTCGGAGTCATAATATAGTTTCTTAAAGTTCTCACCTCCTTTATCAAGTGCATTAGATGTTGATCCCATCATACACTTTCCAGTAACCCTACTACCAAGTCTTAACGTTGTTTTGGTTACCCTCCAGTTATTCAATATGTTGTCAGGCTTTAGCCACTTACCAGCTTCATCGTGGACCAATAAACTTAGCTTTTCACCATCATAAGAGTTGTCTCCCGTATTCTTCCAGTCTATGGTTGTATCTAGCCCTTCCATCATCTTAACATCATTGACATTCGTTATGTTCTTCTTTGTCAGTTTCGATGCCGGCACTCGATACGCTAATTCTGTTTTAGGTCTATCCATACCATCTTGTATCGGCTTAAAGAAGAATGGATAGTTTATAGATATAGGAACAACCTTGTCTGTAAACATTTTCTTTGCGTCAGCTCCAGATTTAGATAGTATACCAAATCTAGCGTCAGACTTTATGGTTGCTAAATTGACTGTTTCAGCTGATGACATAAATGAGAATCCAGAACGTCTATTCTTCAAATAACACATCCCGTAGCTTCTGCTATCGGCTTTGCAAGCTTCCCAGAAGATAAAAAACAATCTATTCGCTTCTCTAAAATCTGGTCTTCCTACGTCAATTTTAGTCCACTGAAGATACATATAATGAGTCCCAGTAATATAAGTAGCTTTGCCTTTATTATAAAACCAATAACCTTCTTCGCGCCTGGTAAACTCTGTATCAATATATGCATACCACTTTTCTTTAAACTCTTTCGGGTATGTATCCCATTCAAATATACTTTTTATTTGACTAAGCTCTTTTGGATACTCAGAAGCAATCCATCTATCCTCACCCTTTTTTAATCCTTTGGGCTCTGGAGGAAGAGCTATTTTGAGATTTTGTATTTCGTATATTTCGCCTATCTGACCAGTCCTACTTATAACAACTATATCGTGCTCCTTGTTGTAGCCATACTCCCAAGACTTGCTTTTATTTAGTCTAACAAGTGTGTTTGTTCGTATTGGTTCGACGATGCTGAATAACGTTTGTTTATACTCCGTCATTTAGACCTCCTTTCTGCAAAGCCTTTAAACACCTTGCTCTCGTCTATTTCTTTAGGTTTGTTCTCTAGCCGATCTTTTTCCTCCTCAATGCGATTTAGTATCTCGAAAGCATCGAAGATAGCTAGTTTCTTTGTTGCAGCAGCATTCTTTAATCTATCTGCACTAACATCGTCATCAGTATTAGTTATAATCTTCTCCTCTGCAACCTTTATTAGTTCTTCAACTGCCTTGTAGCCAGCTTGTATTATACTCGACTTCGTCTCCTTGATATTCATACTTAATACATATAGAACTTGTTGGAACTCTGTATAGCAAATCGCCGTCTATAACAAACTCGTATTCACTATCTTTAGTAAAACCAACTAAGTCATTTAATTTAATACCATTCTTTTTCAATGTGTTATCCACATATTTTACAACACCTGTTAAGTCTTGTCTTGACGATGTGTTTAACTCGTCTTTATTTATTAAGGGTTTAACAAAACAGTAGCCATCAACCGGCTTCCATACCCCGTTCTTTTTATACATATATATTTGTTCAGGGTCTACAAAATATTCATCTTCATTAAAGAAGCTATATGAGTTCTTTTCCTCACCCCTAACATCGTAGAACCTCCTGAATACATTGTGATGTAGTATTACCTCATCACCTATCGATATTCCAGTCTTTCCATTTATCGGGGTTTGAACTACAATACCATTTCTACTTACGTATTGGTGGTTTTGCATTTCAGTGTTCAATATCAACTCCGAATCCCCTACTTTCTTTTTATTATTATATCTTTGGTCTTTTGGTTTTATTATAAAACTATATAAGCTTCTCATTAATATTCTAAATTAAACTCAACACTAATAGCCATGTTCTTATTGAAATCTTTCCATGGCAATACATCATTTCCTTTTTTAATAAACACCCTGTACTTATCGTCTTCTTCTATGATGTCACATATTTTATGCCCTCCGTACACCTCCTGGCCCACCGCATAATGCATGGCTGAGTCTTTATAATCTCTGCCTATTGATATTTTTCTTATTAAATTCATTTTTCACCTTTTGATTTTATTTTAGTGTACTTTTCAATGCCTCTAGATCCAAAATAAGCAACATACACAGTAACCAAAAGAGTTTCCATAAGGTCTATCCAGTTACTATCCATTACAAATATTCCGGCTGAGTCTAGTATTATATATACAGTTACTATTAATGTAAGATACAATACAATAATAGGCCTTGCTATTTTTGCTAACTTATTGTCTGAAGAAGCATCAGCCTCCCACCTTCCAGTGATATCATCCATCTCTTTTTCATCAAGAGATAATAAATTCAATGCAATGTTTCTATCTGATTCATGCATGTTTTTATCATCGATAATTAGATTTTTAGCTAATCCTAACAATCCTTTATCTGGAATTGAATCACCAATAGCCCTTACAATGTAAGAGCCATTTTTAGTGAGAAATTCGCCAACCTTAGTATCTTTAAATCTTTTCTTTGGCATTAGTATTTACCTTTTCTAGTTTTAGGACTTGACTGCGTAGAGCCTCCTTTTCCAGCCCATAGGTTTTTACAAGCCCAGTATCTAGCCGTTAGTTTATCTTTAGCTTCAGCACAGTTATGCCTTGCTTTAAAGCTTTTCCTGGCGGCATCAGAATAATTATGGCCGTAGCCCTTGGCTCCGAAATGAATAATCTTTTCAGTGCCACCGCTACAAGCCTTAACCATTTTCTTCTTTCCAGGACGAGTACTTGCCCTTGGCTTATTGCAAGCCATCTTTGATTTATCTACTTTGCCAGCCATTACTTACACTTGTGGTTTTTAGTCATCATTTTACCACACTTAGGGCATTTCTTTGAGCCTGCTTTACTTTTCTCTTTACTTTTCTTATACATCATAATTATCTGTCTTTATCTTTTAACATATCGTCCATAGCTTTATTCATTACTTTGTCGGTATATGTCTTGTTTTTATAGAATGCATTAACTCTTGATGTTGGCAAATCCTCTTGGCCAAGTAATATTTTATATATCCTGGTTATTAACATCTTAGTCTTTAAAGATACGGCATATATATTGTATTTCCCAGCCTTTCTATCCGCCTGTCTCCATACAACAACCCATCCGTCTTTCTTTAATCTAGACCAGCGATGCTTATCCCATGTATATATATATGTTCCTTCCTTAAAGTCATTTATAGTAAATCGCTCTAAAGCATCTAGATATATCAACATCTCAAGATCGCTTTCAGTTATGCCGTTTGTTTTAGCGGCCCATTTTCGGACTAAACGATAATACTTTAAGAACTTTATGTCTCTAAGGTCTTGAACACTAATATTCATTCATTATGAGAATGCTACATCTGTTATTGATGGAACAAGATAAACTCCACTAACCTTATCAGCCACAACTGAATATGGATTATAACGTGTTGAATTTACAAGAGCATCATCAACAGACTCAAGAATTTCTTGTATAACTGAGAAATGATCAGTTCCACTTGGGACAGTTAGGGTTACTGTCTCAAAGTCTTGAACAAGATTTGAACCAGAAATAGCCCCATTATATCCTCTTGAGAATTGCAATAAAATTGTAGTAGCAGAGCCTATCTCAATTTGCTCTAATCTACTTAAAGGAAAAGTTTTTCCTGAAGTTGCTGATACTCTGAACATTAAGTATCTTTCTACGTTTGTTACCATTTTCTAAATATTAATTTGTTAATTTTCTACTAAAACTATATCTCTTTGACGTATAACAAGATACTGAGCTCCGTCAACAATGACGCTATGTCCAGCATGTTTATCGTAATAAATTATATTTGACTCACTTATACCTTCTGTGAAATTGCCACAACTTATAATAGACCCCTTTAAATATCGTATGTCTTTTGTTGTGTTTTCTGTTATAATAAATCCACCTACAGACTTAGGCTCTTCCTTGATTGGATTAACAATCACATAATCATTTATCGCTTTCATCACCTATCCTTTTATTAGATATAACACAATCCGCAGACATAATAGTAAGAGCGACACTGACAGCATTCTTTAAGGCTGTTTTAGTTACTAGAGCTGGGTCTATGATTCCAACCTTAACCATATCTACTGTTTTACCAGTAGTTACATCAATTCCTTTTCCCGCTCTCTTATTCTCTATAGTTTCTTGGACTCCATCAAACCCTGAGTTTTCTAGTATCTTGAAGAATGGTTTAGTTATAGCCTTAATTAAAACATTTTCAGCCTCAGACGATGTTTTGACTTTTAATGATGCGTCAACCAATGCTACACCTCCACCAGGAACAATCCCTTCTTGAAGAGCCGCCTTTACAGCATATATTGCATCCTCAACCCTATCTTTCTTTTCCTTTAACTCTACTTTGCTTTGAGCCCCTACCTTTATAACGGATAAAGACCCAGTAAGCATTGCAAGCCTTTGTTCTAGTTTCTTTTTTATGAAAGGATTCTCTTCCTTGGACATCTTATCCTCTACAGATTTAATCCTATCATCTAGACCGAAAACATCGTCATCAATCTTTAAAACGGTATTCTTATTATCGGTTACGGACTTTGCTGATGTTCCGAGAACGCTTGGATCCATAAGTTCCATATCATCTCCAAGAGACTCGTCTATAAGCTTTGCTCCGGTTAAGATTGCTAAATCTTGTAGCGTATCCATCTTTGTTGGTCCAAACCCTGGCAAATCGACGACGTTTACCTTTATGTTTCCTTTTACTTTATTCATCAATAACGCAGACATTGGTTGTTGTGCTACCTCTCCGATGATTAGTAAACTTCTTTTTTCTTTAATAACAAATTCAAGTATTGCTTGAATCTTTCTTATGCTTTCAATTGGAGTTTTTGATATTAGTATATATGGATTATCTAATTCACACTTATCATTCTCCTCATTTGTAGCAAAGTGCTGAGATTTTAATCCT